TTATAAAGATGGGGTATGCTTGTTGCAGTTTATGAATTGATGTAATTCCTTTAGCAGAATTATAAGTTTTTACCAATATTGTTCCTGCATAGTCATCAAAATAATTTACATTGAACGATGATCCAGATTTATATGGGTTTGCAGTTTCTTCAAATGCCCCAGTACCTATCATTTTGCCCTGCCAGTTTTCAAAATACTGACGTTCTCTCAGATCTTCTGATAATAAAACCTGCATTGAAATGTCTGGATACGTTTGTCCATATGCAATTTTATTAAAAGGACCAAGACCAGTGGGTCGATTTTCTTTTGTTAGTAAGTTGCGTCCCGGCAAATCGCAATTGGTTGCTCTCAACTCAATAGTGCGTTCGAGATTCGACGAAAGATTTGGTCCCATAACTTGTACCGAAAAATGCGAAGACTTTGCAAATCCCGAAGAATTGAGTGAACCAAGTAATGATTGTACGCTAAATGTCATGAGAGCATCTTCCTACTTTCTCTGTGTACCGTTTGTTTGCTTGCTTTTTCAAATCGTTCTGTCGGTAAGAACAACGCAATGTCCCACTCTGCAGATACTATTTCAATAAACTTTGACTTTACATGTCCATATAAGTATTTCTTGAAGCAAGGTTTGAATGCTTCATATTTAGAACTACCACTCAGTAACTTATAAGATAATGCAAGACGTGTGTTCTCGTCATACTTTTTGTCTGATGATATTTCATACAGTTCGTCCATTAATGCCGCACGTAACTTGAGTGGCAGGTAATGTAAGTTAATACCATGAAAACCGTCTTTGGTAAACTGCACCATAAAGATTAATGGGAATCTGTCATAGTATGGCAACGTTGCTTTAGTTTTTGGATCGTAGAAAAAATGATACATACGTCCCGGTCCGACTCTTGGTTTTTTAGAATCTGAACTATTTAAAATTGAGTTAGGGTACCTTTGCGACGAACGAGTTTCTTTTGCTTTTTGCCGAAACCACTCTCTTGCTTCCTGTGATCGTGCGGGGATCTGTCCCCTCTTTACACCACGTGCAAGTATGTCGTCGAAGATAATTGCCATTAATATTTGATTCCTAATTCTTTCTCTGTAAGTATCATAAATTTCCATTTACGATCCGCACAATACTCTTCTGCGGCTTTCCATTTAGCACTATTTATACCGAATGTTTGTACCTCGTATAAATAGTTCTTAGTGATGCGTTTACGTTTCGCAGGTTCTTTCGTTTCTTTATGAGGTTTGACTTCAATAAGTATTGTATCGATGTCACCTTCTTTAGTACGAACTTGTATTAAAAAGTCAGGAAAGTATCTGTGCCAACGTCCATCAATGGGAGATTTGTAAGGTATAACAACTTCTTCAGAACACCACTTTAATATATTTGGATTCTGATCAAAGTATACCATACAATGTCGTTCCCACAAAGAACGATAAATAATATTAGTGGGATCACCTTTGTACTTTTTAGGGAACTTGGGTTTGTATTTTCCTTTGTATGCCATAGAGAACCATAATGCCAGAAGTTAATTTAAAAAATATAATAAGTCAAGGCAAATCAGCAGTTGCCAGTGCTCAAGGAAAAATCGAAGAGTTTGCAGGTGCCGCAGGTACCGGAGGTTTCTCTGTATCTGCAGGACCAAACGGAGTTTCCCTTCAGGCAAACTTCAACGAAGTGATCAAACGATCAGCACAAGCACGTAACACTGTCAAATCACCTCTCAAACGATTGTACGATAAATCCGATGTCTTCAAGGGAACTATTCTATTTCCACTTGATTTAGACGATGAACACTATATGATTTATAAGAGAATCAAACGCACCCGTCCAAGTCGCACATCAGAAGGGACAAAAGAAGTTCTCCAAAACATCGTATTACCTATCCCGACAAATCTTAACGTAGGGTATGCGGCACAGTATAACAATGAAAGTTTAGGTGCTATTGGTGCGGCAACATCTGGAATGATGACAAGTTCTGAAGTCGGTGATACTGTTAGTGATTTGGGTTCATTGGTCAAAGATAAAATGGCGGCAACGATGTCTGCGATTAAAAATCAAGACACAGATGCGGCAGTCAAAATGGCAGGACTATCAGCAGCCGCAGGTATTGTAGGTGCGGGTGCGGCAGTCGGTGGACCAGTACTTGGTGCTCTGATAGGTGGAGATCCAGTAACAGGTGCATTCACAGGTGCGATGACTGGTGAGGGAGTAGCAGTTAATCCTCATCTCGCGGCAGTGTTTAAAGGTGTTGGATTTAGAAACTTCCAATTCCAATATAATTTTATGGCTCGCAATGCACTTGAGTCTAGAATGATCCGCATGATAATTAAAGAATTTAAAATGGCAATGCATCCAGATTATGCACTTGGTAAATTGGGTTTCACGTATCCGGATGAATTTGAAATTGAGTTTTCAGAAAAGATCGGACCTTACTTATTCAGAATTCAAACATCCGTATTGAATAGTCTGAATATAACATACAACGGTGAAAGTACACCATTGTTCTATGAGCAAACAGGAGCACCTGTATCTATCGGAATTCAATTAGGATTCCAAGAAACTCGTATTCTCACAAAGAGTAATATGGATGATTATGAAGAAAATCTTACTGATACGGAAGGACCATTCTAATGGCAGGTTATTTTTCATATTTTCCAAAAACACAACATGATCTGACAGGAGACGGAAATTTTGTTTCAGTAACGAATATACTGAAACGTTTTAAGTTTCGTTCTAATCTATTGAATAATGCAGGAACTTTCTATGATTATGTTATTCAGAACGGTGATAGACCAGATACACTAGCACACAAGTATTATGGAAATAGTAAATATGCATGGGTCATAATTTTATTTAACAACATTAAAGATCCCATCTTTGATTGGCCATTGTTTGACAAACAGTTTGATGATAATGTAAAAGGTAAGTATGGTTCGATCTCATCTGCACAAGCACAGGTACATGAGTATAGAATTTTTATTAATCAAAAATCCGTGCGAATCGACGGTTCTGTAGTCGATGATTTATATTATGTTGTCGATCAAAATACATACAACTCTTATAGTGGATATAAAGAATCTGTGAGCAAATGGGATTACGAAGTCGAGTTAAATGACAAACGACGTAATATTAAAATACTAGACGATAGATTTTTGAATCAGTTGAAAGACGAAGTTGATACTATACTTGGTGATATTTAATGAGTGAATCCGCAGGATATAGAAACCCCGGTGATATTGAGATCGAGCATCTCAAATTTATTTCTGCCGCAGGACAATTGGTTGATCTCGCAGGTATTGTTACAGAAATCAGCATATTTCAAAATCTTTTTGAGCACTACATGAGATGTCAAATTGTTTTCAGTGATTCTACTGGATTGATAAACTCACTAAAAGGATTTAGAGAAAGTAAAGTTACCGGCGGGTTTACTGGTGGAGACTTGTTTCTCATATCTTACAAATCAAAAGATGATGATTTAAAATTCAAAAAACATTTATTCGCATTGCATGCATTAACTGATCGTTCAAGACCGTCTGAAGATGTTGAAGTATATTCTATTATGGGGGTTTCCTTAGAAGCATATCAAACACTAACCAATAGTATTAGTAAAGCATATGGCGGAACCGAAGGAAATACTATTTCTAAAATGGTTCAAGCAATATGCGAAGAATATTTTATATCAGAAAGAGTGTCGACAGTATATGATATAATATCAAATGCGTTGAACGTTAACATAACAAAATCTTATTCATACGATGAGACAAACGGACTACATAAGTTAATTGTTCCTGATTACTTAGTAGATGATGCGATAGATTTTATGTGCAAAGAAGCAGATAATGACAGACACATACCTTACTATTTGTTTTATGAAAATTCTTCTGGTTATCAATTCAAAGATTTGAGCAATCTTGCTTTACAGGAAGTAAAAGAAAAATATACCTATCAGGTAACTAATAATAATGAATCAAAATCAGGTGAAGAATATTCTGATAGAACAAAGATTATTGATATCACCGTCGATAGACAAACTGATATTCTGATGAATGCTACTGAAGGATTATTTAGTTCAACTATGACGACTATCGATTTGTTGACTAAAAAGAAGACAGATATTTCTTTTAGATACGATGACTATCAAAGCAAATTTGTCAAGATGCAAAATGACGATTATAGACTTTCCGGATCTTTTTTAGATGGTGACGGTGTAGGTTATCTTAGCACAACAAGAACTGGTCATGACTCATCTGTATTTTTTAGAAATGAATCACCAATAACTAAACGCATTGATTCTTTTTATAATGCAAAGCAATCTTTCTTCAGGCATATGTGCAACACAAAAGTCGAAGTTACAGTACCGGGAGACTCAGAAATTCAGGTCGGGGATTGTGTTTATCTAGAAATTCCTGTTGCAACTAATCTAGAAGACTCAGCATCAGATCAAGATAAATATGTAAGTGGAAAATATTTAATCACAGAATTAAGGCAACAAATGGGAAGCAAAACTGGAAGTACATTTATAACTACTTTCAAATGCGTAAAAGATACGGGCATTAAGATATGATACTAGGATTTAAAGAACACGTCGATGTCAGAGACTATCAACAATTAGACGAAAAACTAATCATGTACAACCAAGGCAAACGATACGGACAGGTCGTGTTCTTGGCAGGTGGTGCGGGTTCTGGTAAAGGGTTCGCACAGAAAGAGTTTATGGAAGCAGACAAGTTCAAAGTGTTTGATGTCGATGAACTGAAAAAACTTTTTATCAAAGTGCGTGACCTTGACATGGATTTGCGTAATCCAGATGACGTATTCAATCTGCATGACATGGTAAAGAAGTCTGGTGTCAAAGATTCTCGATTGAATCTGCTTGCCAAGTCTCTCTCTCAGTCTAAGTCTAAAGATACCTTGCCAAACTTGATGTTTGATGTTACACTGAAAGAGATCGAAGATATTAAAGAAATGATGCCAATGCTAAATGCGTTGGGATATGATGCAAAAAATATTCATGTGACATGGGTATTAACAGACTACTATGTGGCAGTCAAGGCAAACCAAGAACGTGACCGTGTTGTTCCGGATGACATTTTACTTCAGACGCATGTCGGTGCGTCAAAGACTATGGCTAGCATCATTAGGGGACAACTGCCTCGTGGTGTCAATGGTGAAGTTCGTGTGATTCTCAACAATCGTGAAAACACGATTCCATACACTGATGCTAATGGTAATGCGATTAAGGGCAGTGGTTCAAAGAAAATGATTGTCAAGGACTTTACCTATGTCACATTG